TCAATAGATTGGTACGACACAGTAATCGAAAAAGCAGATTATGAAATAGGTAAAAATGTAAAACTTATTGACTTAGTTTGCACAGATTGTTTAGAAAAAATATAAACAATTAACAAAAGCATTTAAGCCACCTACATTGGTGGCTTTTTTGTTATAGTAATACCTATGGCAAGTTTATCTAATATAAGAGAAGGATTAAAAACACGACTAGCAACAATCTCAGGATTAAGTATATTTTCTTTTGTACCTGATTCTATCGAGCCACCAACGGCAGTAGTCGGTGTATTGAGTTCTCTTGAATATGATTCTACAATGTCTCGTGGCTCAGACATTTATAATATTCCAATCTATATGTATGTTTCAAGAGTGGACGCAGAACTATCGCAGGATTCTTTGGATTCTTATTTAGACGGAAGTGGAAGTACAAGTGTAAAATTAGCTATTGAAGGAGATACAACTTTAGGTGGAGTGGTAAGTTCTGCTAGAGTTGTTGAAGCGTCTAATTATGGTGTTTATACTGTGAATAGTATTGATTACTTAGGCGTAGAATTTAGCGTGGAGATAATTACATAATGTATGAAGTAATGAACGGAATAACTGTCAAAGATAAATACTTTGCTGAAGGCGAGTTTATTGACGGCAAAGGTATTCCACAAAAAAGTATTAAATGGTTAATTGAACAAGGTACGCTTGTTAAAATTACTAAAGCCGAAAAAGAAAAAAAACTACAAGAAGCTAGTAAAGTAAGGGCAAGGAATGACAAAGGTCATTTTATTGCAGACGACCCAAACACAGAAGAAAACGAAGCGTGGGTAGAAAAGGAAGAAGAATAATGAACAAAGAGTTTAAATCAATAGACTTTGCATTAGACACCGACAAAGAAGGCAAGGTCGAAGCAGTTTTCTCTGTATTTAATAATGTAGATTCTGACGGAGATGTAGTTTTACCAAACTCACTAAAATCATTTAAAGGTTTAGAAGGCGAAGTACCAATGGTTTGGTCTCACAAATGGGAGAATCCTATTGGTAAAGGACGCATAGTGCAAGATGACGATAAGGCAACATTCAAAGGCGAGTTTATTATGTCGTCTGAAAGTGGTAAAGAAGCCTATGAGATTGTCAAAGCTATGGGAGATTTACAACAATGGTCTTTTGGATTTCAAGTTGATGACGCAGAACAAGGAACTTTTCAAAAAGACGGACAATCAGAAGATGTTAGGTATATAAAATCTGCTACTGTATTTGAAGTCTCCCCTGTTCTTGTTGGTGCAAATCAATCAACTTATACAGTCGCAGTAAAAGAACAAAAAAATGAAGAATTAAAAGATGTGCAATCAGGTCTTAGATTCACAGATGAAGCTGATAATGTGCTTATCACAATTAACAGTTTTATTGATAGAGCAAAAGAACTTACTTCTTTACGCTTAGAAAAAGGCAAAACATTGTCAAAGTCTGCTCAGGAATCTCTTATGCAGATTCAAGACCGAATCCAAGAAGTCTATAATGATTTAGACAACATACTTGGACTAGGAGAAGAAGAAGCAGAGCAACCTAAAGATAGTATTGACGCACTTTGGCTAAATACACAAGAAGTCTTGGCAAGAAGTCAAGGCGTAATTAATGAAGGAGATAAAGTTGAGTAAATTAAACGAACTCACACAGGAACTCCACGCATTAAGACAAACTCAATTTGACGCAGTCAAAGAGATGAAAGACACCTTTGAAGGTGGCTCAGAAATTTCTGTTGAAAAGAAACAAGCTATCGAAGATAGAAATGTTGAAATTGAGAAACTTAATGAAAAAGTTAATGAATTAAATGCTCTCGAAACTCAAGAAGCAAGACTTGAAGAAGCATTAGAAAAAGGTAAAGAAGTAAAATCAATGCCTATTCACAATGAGAAGGAAGAAGTTGCTAGAAAAACTCTAGGAGACCAACTCATTGACTCTAGTGCTTACAAAAGTTTTATGGAAAATGGGCAAAAGAACATCAATTCAGAACTTAAGTGGAATCCAAATGTCGAATTAAAAACAACATTAACAGAATCAGGTTATCCACCTGCAGTAACAAGAAGCGATTTAATCGTTCCTACTGCATTAAGAAATCCACAAACTGTTATTGACTTAATCGACACAATTACAACAGATACTTACCAATACAAGTATCTCGAAGAATCCACATTTACTAACAACTCTAGTGCAACGGCAGAAGGTGGAGCATTGGGCGAAAACGCACTTGCTTTCACAGAAAAGACAGAGAACATTCGTAAGATTGGCTCTTTCTTGCCTGTAACAGAAGAATTGTTAGCTGATGTATCAGCAGTAAGTGGTTATCTTGACTCAAGATTAAGAACTATGGTTAATCTCGCAGTTGGAGACCAAATACTCGCAGGTGGTGGCTCAGCACCAAACTTAACAGGTATCTTGAATGTATCAGGAATCAATACTTTTGATTTCTCATCATTCTCAGGAAATCTTAAGAGAGTCGGACAAATTTATGAAGCAATCACAGAAATACAAAAAGATAGCTTCCTAAGTCCTGACGCAATAATTATGCACCCTTCTGATTGGTATCAGACTGTAACTGAAGTAAATGCAGTTACTACAAGTGGTAGCCTTAACCCACTCTTTGTGGGAGCAGGGCAGTTCGGTGGTGCAGTTGGACAAACAATGTGGGGACTCCCTGTTGTTTTAGATACAACTAGACCTGCAGGAACACCAATCGTAGGTGTTTTCGGTGGTGGACAAGCATGTCATATTGTCGCAAGACAAGGTATGGAAGTGGCTATGTCTGATTCCCATGATGAAAACTTTGTAAAAGATATTATGGTTATGAAAGCAACCGTTAGATTAGGATTCCCTGTCTATCGACCAACTGCTTTCTGTACTATTACTAACTTTTAATAGTTAATAATGGCTTTGATGTCCCATTCGTCTTATGAGAGTGGGACATCTAGCAAAAAGGAAATGATGAAATTAAAAAAAGATATTTATATGAATGACGAAGGACTTTGTAAAGAGTCTGCTGAAGGTATGCCTAAAGGTTGGCGTAAAGGAAAACTTGTTGCAAGAGCAGGTTGGGAAATGCCTGACGCAGAATACAAAGCTCTTAAATTCGTAGAATCAAAAGCAAAACAACCAAAAGAAAATAAATCTAAGTAGGTCTTAAATGGCACAGTATGTTGATAAGGACGATTTTAAGGCATACATAGGTCTATCAGGTACTGCTCAAGATTTTAATATTAATACTGCTATTAACTCAGCTTGTAGGTTGATAGACGCAGTAACAGGTAGAAGATTCAATCAAGATAGTTCTGCAAACGCAAAAGTATTTACACCAAAGTCAAGTATTTATATTGATGTGCCTGACATTAGTACAACAACAGGATTAATTGTAAAACTTGATGACAATGATGACGGCACTTATGAAACAACTTTGACAATCAATACAGATTTTATCGTTGAGCCAAGTAATCCTAGAATAATTAAAATAGACGGTGGTACAACTTACTACGAGCCATTCAACAAGATAACAATTCTTGATACTAGAAGCTCTGAGAGATTTGACCCAACAATAAAAAACAATGTTCAAGTTACTGCCAAGTGGGGTTACTCAATAGTTCCTGAAGATATTAAAACTGCAACATTAATACAAGCACTTAGATATTTCAAAAGAAAAGATACTCCATTTAACACTTATGGAGATGTCAATACAGGAGTAAGTGAGCTTTTCTCCAAGATTGACCCTGATGTCCAAACACTTCTCAAAGGACACAAAAAAACCACTTTGAGTGGCACAATTCTATAATTTTTTTTATTTTTTTCTAAAACCCTATAAACATTGACCTTTTTTCTACATATTTCTTGTTAAATAGTTGCATATAATCTTAGATTATGTATTATTTAAGTATGAATGAAACAATGAAAAATTTAGAAATCGCAAAAAACAATGGTGTTGAATTTGTATCAACAGAAGAAACTATTGATAAGAATGAAAATGGTATTAACATAATTCACTTAAATCAAGAACAAGAATTTGTTACTACTCCAAATACTTTAGGTTATGGGTATTATAGAGACTTAACTTTTTGTGAAGGTAATGCTTATGAATATGTTTCAATAACAGATTCTTCACTTGCAAGAATGGTTGATTATTGTGCTAATAATGACTTGCAAATAGAGG